ATATATTGAGCATCTGACATATTGATTTGCTTTTCAGGCATTTGTAGTACCTTTAGCTACGTTTACTTTTTATTCCAAACCTCTGATCTAGGTTCATCACCAACTAAGCGGATGCCTTGAGGACCACCTACATCAAATGTTGCCGTGATAGTCGCTGGACCCTCAAAAACACTACAATTCATTTTTACAGAGGTTAATCCAGCTAATGGAATACCTGTTTCCTCGTCACAAAGAGCAAGATGAGAAGATTTATCTGAAACTCTTTTAAGTACCAAATGTCTAACTTTTGATTCACTCATAAGCCAAACTCCATAAATGACAAAAGCGCCATTTGGGCGCTTATATAGGTGAAAATTGTGTCTTAAGTGAGTTTAGAATTACCTGTAATCGGCAATAATTACTCACAGTTAAATCCAGTTCCAACAAGGTCTTTTTTCAAATTTGAAACGAGAGTTTGTTGTTCCTGCTGTTGTCCACTAAGATAATTTTTATCTAGAGTCTCTGCACCATCAATAGATTTATAAAGCTCTTTAGATTCCTCTAAATTGTCTTTTAAAAACGTGGTGAGGTTTAGTTTCGCCTGGGCAGCTCTACATAAATTATTTTTAGCTTCTAAATCTTGAGCAGCCTGTTTTACTTGACCAGTTGCAGGATCAAAAGAATATGCATTTGCCATTGCTGACTCCAAAGCTTCAGACAATCGATCATATTCTTTAAGATATTTTTGACTTGGTTCAGCTAAACAAGTGATGGAAATTAGGGTTAGACATACAAAAGCTATTGTTTTCATATTGTATAAATTCTGATGTTTAAAAAAATATAACATAAGAAAAATTACAGACCCAACTTTTTAAAAGCTTTTTCATCCAACTTTCTCAAATCATCTAAGCTATAGAAACGGCCTTCAGGATCAAAGAACTTTTCAAAATCAAATTTCCCATCTTTATAGAGCTTAAAGCGCTTTGGCCCTAGCCACTCCCTTTGAAAGAAATCATCTGTTTTCTTAAAGAACTCTTTGAATGTGGTGTTTGCATCTAACTGTCCTATTAACTGGCTTCGCTCTTCTTTGGGGATGTCTTTAACTCTACGTTCGTCCATTACAAATGGCCGTTCGCCAACAAGTTGACCATCTTTTTTAACTGGTACTAGTTCGCTGCGACAATTAGGATGCAACGGCGGTACACGTTTTGCCGGATCATCAATCCTCCAGACAGAACCATCTAATGAAGCGCAAAGCTTAGAAGTTCGTCCATCCAAAACACTAACAAATCGGACATATTCAAAGCCAATTTGGTTGAAGCTATTTAGATAGGCTTGATTAGCTACATGACTTCGCACAGTTCTTACCGTTCGCTCAATATCCGTCTTAGAGCTACTTAAAAGCCCATCCTCATAATTAAGGCGCTTGGTTCCGCGAATACGCTGAACAATTTCTTGGTTAGTTTTGCCTGAATTAATACCATCTCGAATTGCATACTCAACCTTTTGACGGGCATTTTCAGCAATTCTTGAAAGCAGATCATCGACAAGAGCGCCACCTGCCAACGGAACTTTTTTAGCGGATAAGAATAGTTTTTCCCCATCAGGCTTATTAATTTTTGCTCCATAGAGCTTAGCTACGTAATTGGCCTCATAAACAGCCAGCGCCGTAGCAGAAACGGCAAAAGCTTCAGGTAATGCTAAATTAACACTGGCAAACCATTGGGCAATCAAATCCCTAATTTCCCTTAAATTTGAAGTTGTATATTTACCACCAGCTAAAGCAACTTTCTCCGACTCATTAAGCTCATCCAATAAATCCCGAAGCTTAGATAGCATCTTGCTCGTATCATCATTGAATAAAGCCAATAACTCATTTACCGTTTTTGATGAAGCACGATAAAGATAGGCCTGGTGCTGAGTGAGTGCTTCAAATAGTTTTTTGATATCTGTTGCCATCTCACTCTACCTTTTGATTTAAAGTCCCATCTTGCTCTGCTTCAACATTCTGAAGTTCTTCTTCATATTTTTGTTTAGGGAACATACCTGTTTGGTTGTATTCCCACCATGATTTAAATGAAGATCGGCCTTGTAGAGCTGCTTCAAATAACTGTCGAGCTAACTCAGCTAAATAACCCTGTTTGTTAAATTCTTGACTGATTTCGAACATCAGGTCATCTTTATTAAGAGCATCAACATTAGCTATTACGTATTTGGCACACCATCGCAAAGCCATAGACAAGGCTTCATTCATGTTCACGACACATAGCGATAAAACGGAATGCTGAACAGCATCATCATTGTTAGCTTCTGTGGCTGTTTTAGCAGCAGAACCCTTTTCAATTAAGCGTGCGCCTAATTCTTTCATTTGATTCCACTTATCTTTCATTGCTTCACGGGACAAAGTGTTAGGGTTTGCTTGTTCAATGCCGATTTTGCCATTTTCAGGCAAAGGCAAAAGTACTTTCGCTCCAATGTAAATGCCACGTTTCTTGCCTCATCGTACCATTGCCAGTTCACACCGCTAACATAGTATTGAGGTTGCCCCATATAAAAAACGGACTCTTGAAAGTCCGCACTGTCACGATAATGAGCTAAATTTAGATTAGCTAATGCGAGTAATGGAGGTTTCTTAATTTCTTCAGAATTATCTACCGCACCGACAAAAGTAAAAGGTATATAGGTCCAGAAATTCCCGTTGTAATCAGTCGGAAACTTCTTATGGCCCTCCTTCATATTCGCCCTTGTCATTTTTGGTATATATCTGAACAGAATAAGCATATTCTCCATTGTCAACTGGCTCTAAACGAAGTACACGATATTGCTCTTGTTCGGTTTTACTAAATCCATCAGCACCGCGCTCAGACTTAAATTCACGTATAACCACTAAGCAAAGCTTTTTCTGGTTATCGATCATTACTGAATCCCAATTCACTACATCAAGGGCATTTAGTAAATGAATCATCGGATAGGCTTTTTGTGCTTTAAATTCCGCTAGATTACGAGCTGGCGGCACATCAGGATAATCTACATATAAAGCACAACGATAATGCTTCAATAAATGGCGAATTCCATTTTGAGCCAATTGATAAGCACTTAAACCAGCACCATTTGCATTACGTTCTAAATGAGCAAGTTCCGGAGGAAATTTAAAACTTGGATCGGTTGCAAAAGCTGCACCAACTAAACTATTTGATGTAGTCCCTGTTACTTCATAAAAGACTGCACGGGTAAGATAAGCCTCATAAGCGCTTTTATTTGCAGGTGATTTATCATGTGCATTTGGCATCGGCAAATATTTTTCACCTTTAGCCTTAACTGCATCTTCACCTTCACAAACATCATCAAGTTTTTGCCAGTATGGCAAGTTCTTAACATATTCAGCATGTTGAAAAGTTACATCACTCATCGAGCAAATCCCATATCAGCAAAGAAGGCTTCAAAACCTTCATGTAATTCATTAAAAGCGTCAGATCCACCGTCTACCTGATCGTCATTTGTTCCATTAGGGAAATTCCGAAGTTCTTCAATAAAGGCTTTGTTCCAATCACCTTTAAGCATTCGAACATTCCCAACATTTACTTGAGCGGCAAAAGGCTGTGCCCGAGTGATCTTGTCACCCGATACTGGTTTTGCAACCACATGGTAGCCACTGAGAAGTTTTGTAAATGCCAGAGCTTGAGATTTCCCTGCTTGACCGGGATCTTGAGGAATTCGCACAGAAACTTTTTTCCCATCTATTTCAGTGTTTGTTCTAAGCGTTTATTTACATTGTCAGGGCCAAGCTGTCCTCTTGTAACATCGACAATGTAAGTAAAACCATCTGCACCAAGAGCTTCTCGCACACCTGCTGTAAAGTCGCCTTCATTCTCTGTAGCGCCAAAATCCCATGCCCTTACTTGCTTCACTACATCTGCAGGCAAAGCATCAACAATTTGAATATTGTCGGGCTTAAAAAAACCGCCTGCTGGCGGTGATGGCATTTGTCGGTACTGCCCGGCAAAAACATACGGCGCAGCTTGCTCCATTTGCCTTAACTTTTGGATATTGTGTTTTGCTGGCCACAGTGCGGATCCGTCTTCCTGAATAGCTGAAAGACATAGATGCTCCCACACTTCACCGTTACCACCAGCTACAGGAACGCCGTCTTTTCTATCACCTAGCAACCATCCAGCTAAATCATCTTCATGAAGTCGCTGCATAATCACAATGATCGGCGTATCTGGCGAGTTAGTACGCGATTCGAGTGTGTTCTGAAACCAATCAATTACCCCTTCTCGAATAGTTTTTGATGAAGCTTCATGTGCTTTGTGCGGGTCATCAATAATAATGCAGCCGCCAAAGCCTTTACGAAGTTTTCCTGCACCAAAACCGGTAATCGTGCCGCCTGTACCAGTCGCATAGCAGACACCGCCTTGAGAAGTTCTCCAGAAGTCTTTAGCCTTACTATCATCACGCAATGTAAGCTCGGGAAAGACTTTTCTATACGCCTCTTCTTGCACAAGGGTTCGAATCTGGAAGGCGTTATTTGCGGCAAGCATTGCCGAGTAACTGATATGAATAAACTCACAGTCAGGCTTCTTTCCAAAACACCAAGCCATAAAATTAATTACAGCAATTTCAGTTTTAGAATATCGTGGTGGAACGTTAATAATTAACCGCTTTATCTCTCCGCGATAAACTTTCATCAAAGCTTCACAGATTTCTAAGTGGTGCCAGTTCTGCATCCATTTATAACCACGGCGCTCCTTAAACATGTACCTTGTGAAGAAATATAAATCTTCTTGCGCCTCGATCCGGATGGCTTTATCCCGAGCCGCATCAGTACTCATCTAAGACTTCCCTCCGCGCTTTTAAGTAATCTTCCATTGGAACTGGAATTTCTGAATTAACTGTTTGGACTGGACCGCCGTCTTTGCCTGTAATTTCTTTTCGATTGGTATAAAGTCCACCAACCTCTTTAGCTGCCTGCTCTAAAAGGCTCGGCACAATGACTGGGTTTTCTTTGAATTGTTCATGATCGATGAACCGTTGTAGACGCTTGAGGCGGTAGGCAATATTTGCGATTGGGATTGCGCTAAGGTTGTCGTTCATTTCCTTGCGCACTCTGTAGAACTCAGTTTTAAATTCTTCGCTTAAGTCCTGCCCTGTTTTCTTTGTTGGGTCGTATGCTTCACATTGCTGTTTGGTTACGGTGATACCAAATTCTTCTTGGACGCCTCTTGCTGTTTCACTAGGTGTCTCATAGGTAGCAAGTGACCGTACTATATAGAGTTTCACCCGTTTATTAAGCCTTGCCATTTATCTCTATCCGTCCAAGTACGTCCAAGTAGAGTGGCAAAAAAAATTTAAACCACCTT